ACAAGTCACCAAAACTGGGTGGCGATTTAGACACCAACGGCAACGATATTAATTTTGCTGATAATAAAAAAGCACAGTTTGGTACAAGTAATGATTTAAAAATTTATCACGATGGTTCACATTCATACATCCAAGAAGAAGGTGCCGGTGCACTGCAAATCAGAGGAGCAAATTTAATTTTTGACAATGCAGATGGCTCAAAAAGATATGCATACTTTCAAGAAAGCAACAAAGCAGAATTATATTTCAACAATACAGCAAGATTTTCAACTACAAACACCGGTGCAACTGTTACAGGGACTTTAGTTAGTGATGGACTCACAATTGACACAGATACACTTTATGTTGATTCAACAAACAATCGAGTAGGTATTGGAACAACTGCACCATCAACTAAATTAAGTGTAGAAGGAACATCAGCAGATGTGGCATCATTTATCAGAGGCAATAATTCTGGATCAGGACAGATACACTTAGGTAACTCAGATGGTTATGTGCGAGTAGGTGGAGCCAATGGCAGTTTCACTGTTTACAATTCTACCAATACAAGTGCTAGACTGTACATTGACAACACTGGTAAAGTTGGTATTGGAAATAACACATCACCTTCAGTGGAACTAGATGTCACTGGTGATGGTGCGTTCTCAGGTAATGTAACAGTCACAGGTAATTTGACAGTTAATGGTACAACCACAACTGTTAATTCAACAGAAATTAACGTACAAAACGCATTTGTGTTTGAAGGTGCCACAGATGATGGGTTTGAAACCACTCTAACAGTCACAGATCCCACAGCAGACAGAACAATCACATTACCAGACTCAACAGGCACAGTTGCGTTGACAAGTGATCTAACAAGTTATCTCAGCGGTAATATAGGATTTCCAACTGATCTAGGTTTGATTACAGGTGCAACAACTGATCATTTAGGCCTAGGTCCAGATCTAGGATCTATTGCATCTGGCGACACATTTGTGGGACTGGTAAAAGATTTTGGTATTATAGATTCATATATAAGTTTAACAGAATTAAAAGCAGTAGTGTCAGCAAGTACTGATTTTGCAGACTTTAAGACAAGGATAGCTGATTTATAAGGATAAAAAATGGCAGACATAAAGAAAAAAATAGAACTAGAACTAGAAGTTGATACCACAACAACAGATTCATCAAAGAATCCTTTTCAATGGTTGATTCATTTGGCCAGAGCAGTTGATGCCTGGAGAATTTTTCCCAGAGTGTTTATCACAACTTACATTTACCTACTGTACAAAGTGGTGATCTGGTACATGGCTTTACCATCACCCTCAATGGAACAGTCAGGTCTTGTGTCAATTGTGGTAGGTGCAGGTGCGGCCTGGTTTGGTTTGTACACAGGCACAAGAGCCAAAAGCAAATAAATGAAACTGGCAGTATTTGGCTGTAGTTGGAGTTATGGCACCAGTCAACATCAAGACGTCAATCAAAGTCAACCCAATTGGGTTAGGTCTCTGGCTAGACTAAGACCGGATATATCCGTCACAAACTTTTCACATTCAGGAACCAATCTACAGTTCAGTGCTTATTTGTTTGAACAGTTTGCACAAGATTTTGATTACACTGTATTTCAAATCACAGGATCTAGTAGACTGTGTTTTTGGCCAGATCAATTTGATTTTGAAAAACATTTGATCAAATTCGATAGTAATCTTTTGCAGTTTGATGATCTTGATCCATATATATTTTCTACCAATGCTTCAGCAATAGCGGATCCAGAAAAAAAGAGTTATATATTCAAAGCCAAAACACCTGATGAAATTGATTTTGCTCACAAATATTTCAAATATATGCCGTTAGAAATACTAGAGCTAGAATATCAAAGTATCATCAGTAAAATACATTCAAAAGCCAATTTGATATTCTGGCATCATGGTCTAGAACAGTATAAAACAGATATACCTTCAATTCATCGAATACTTGGCGATGAACAGTATTACAAATACATTAAGGATTCTGGATTGCACTTTGGTCAAGATGGGTGTGATTGGCAAGCCAAATACATAAACGATAAATACTTGTAATAAAAAAAATAGAGGAACAGTAACCATGACAGGAACAATAGAATACGTTGATGTAGATTATGATGTAGAAATGTATCAGTCAATCTATGAAGATTTAAAAAAAACCAGATTTAGCACTTTTGTTGAATGTGATATTAGCAGTTGGCTTATCAAAAGTCATCCCAAATACGAAGGTATAATGCAACCAATATTGCAAGAACACAAAAAAGTACATCCAGACATATGTCCATTAGCAACTGGATTTAATTACAGTCCAGAAGCCAGAGTGCCTTATCATATTCCTGCTCATATAGATTTAGATAAACCATTGTTCTTTAATTTGTTGCTTCCTATCACAGGATGTGCTAAAATTACAGTGTATAAAACAGTTATCAACGATTTAGAATATAGACACAACAAGAGTCATTTTATGGTACCAAAAAACAACAATGCCAATTTGGAAGAAGTAAAAACAGTTGTTGTAGATCGTCCGGTTCTGTTAAACACTAATATACTACACCGAGTACACATCACAGAAGCACCAAGAAATGCATGGTGTACTAGATGGATTGATATTCCAGGTACTTTTACGTTTGATTCTTTTAAAGATCATGTAGAAAAAACACTAAGCAGTACTAGAGAACAAAAGTATGTCCAAGCATAAAATAATAAGTGAACAAGATTGGTATGTGAGCTTTCCACTAGAGTGTGATATAGATCTACTCAAACAATGGGCCAAGACTGTTATGAAGGCATCACCGGGCAACAGAATCACATCGGGTGAACACGATTATGCCTATTGGTGGGGAACTGAATGCCATCCTGTTTTAAAACAGCGATTAGAAAAGATATGTCCCGTTAGACCCATGGGCAACAATGATTATGGCAACGACCAAGACTGGAACACATATGTTTGGGAATCACCAGAAGGTGGCAGATTAAACAAACACAGCGATGGCGAAGGCAGAGGTACTACTTTTATGGTGGTACTTGAAGGCGAGTTTAAAATCACAACATATGATTTTAAATTTCCGGATCAGGCTCTAGGCAGTTACGTCTACAAGCCCGGGGAAGTGTTTGCTTTAAAATGCGGCCATAGAAGATATCACGATGGCGAAACATTAACTGATTATAGGTTAGCACTAGCAGTTTATAATGATCATCCAACAGATCCTTTTAGAGATCATTGGGACGGGTATGTGCCATGGTGGGGCAAACCTGGTGAAAAGACACACAAATTTTAACTTGACTAAAACAGTTGTTTGACTGTACAATTTATAATAATAAAGGCAAAAAATGAATAGACAATTTATAACAAATGATCATAATCAAATACTTGGTGTCAAATACAAAGATACTTCAATTGATCAAATTGATCCAGTAAACACAGCAAAAGAAACTGGCACATATGGTGTTGTGGTTATAGAAAACAGCGGAGCAACGCCAGAACAATTTGCTGAATGGTCATTGGAATATGGTTATCATTTGTCACCTGATATTTGGTGTACGGACAGTGAACACAGCGATTTGTTCTGGCGTGTCACTAATGAAAAAGTTGATGAAAACAACCAAGGACTGTTTGCTGATTATGAACTAGATTGGCACACAAATGTTACACCAGTTGGTGATGCTGAAGAAATGGTTGGCTTATTTGCTAAAACAATCACTTACGACACTGAAACCTGGTTTTGTAACAGTGTTCCATATTGGCAAACACTGGATCAACAAACCAAAGACTACTACGAACAATTAAAAATAGTTTTAGACCCAACTAGAAGATTGGGCAGAATTCAAACAACATGGGAACCAAAATTTGAAGAAATATATGGAAAAAATGTTTTTGAAGACATTAGCAGAAACAGAAACACAAGAGATATAAAAAACACCAAAAACATCAGTGAAGATCATAAAGGATTATATAAAAAATCCAGAGGCATAATTGAAGAACACAATTTTGTGCCAAATCATCCGCTAGGCACAAAAGGTATCTTTTTTACTCCGTATGAAGTTCATAAATTTTCAGATGAAGCAAACAGTGAAGAACTGTATTGGAAAATATATAAAGAATGGATTGAATCTGATAGATATACATATAAGCATCTTTGGAAGCAGGGTGATATTTGTTTAATGGATCAAACTCTCACAATTCATAGAAGACCAACAATACTAAAAGACAAACCTAGAGAACTATTAAGAACTGCGTGTTGGTATAAAACTGATTTACGAAAGCACTATGATTATGTTTTGTAATGTATTCTAACTTTGATATAGATCAGTGGTTTAAAGATCATTAATAAATACAAATAAAACTTATAAAAACTTTGATTTTTAAACTAAAACAATGTATAATAAAGTATGAAACAAAATTATTTTAAATGGTTATTGCTTTTTAGTCAGATTGTAGCACATCTGAGTATTATTCCTATGATAATGTACGGTGAATGGTATCATTGGATCATAGCAGTTTTTGTATATTTTGTCACCGGTTGCTTTGGAATGACTATGACATTTCACAGGCTTTTATCACACAAGAGTTGGCCAGCACCAAAGTGGTTTTATTATTTTGGATCATTAGCAGGTACTTACGGTTTAACTGGATCAACAATAGGATGGGTAGCAGTTCATAGAGAGCACCATCATTTTACTGACCAAGAACGTGATCCTCATTCACCTCAACATCAAGGATTTTTTAGAGTGCAATGGTTAAGCATGTTTGAATCACCACATCCTAAATATGCCATGCATTTGATTAAAGATTCTTTTCACATGTTTTTACACAAATGGTATTTTCAAATACATTTAGTAATAGCAGTATTATGGTTGTTGATTGATCCAATGTTGCTAGTTGCGGCATACTTGTTTCCTGCAATGATACTATGGAATGCAGGATCATTTATCAACACATTGACACACATGTTTGGTTACAGAAATCATGAAACAACAGACAATTCAACCAACATACCTTTGCTTGGTATCTTAATGTGGGGAGAAGGTTGGCACAACAATCATCATGCTGACCCTAACAATCCAAGTTTCAAACACAAATGGTGGGAATTTGATTTAGGTGGTTGGTTTATCAAATTGCTCTCTGTAAAAGACAAGAAAGTTAATGTAACAAAATGAAATACATAGACTGGGTAACATTAAAAATTATAGCGATGTTTGTCATCGCAATTGTAGGTATTCCTGCTTACTTTATTATGGGCGGGTCATGGGAACTTGCATTGATTTTTACGTTAGCAGGTCACATCACAAACAACTTGGCACAGATTGCCTATCACAGATGGCTGTGTCATGATCAGTTTGAACCAAGCTGGATAGGTAGAAAAATATTATTGGCATCAACTGTAATAAGTGCAGTAGGACCTCCGGGACATAATGTTGTTGCACATCTAAATCATCACAAGTACAGTGATACTGAACTAGACACACACTCACCTAAACATCTAGGTTGGTGGAAGATGCTGATGGGTAGATATCAAACACCAAGTGGTGCTATACCTATGAGAAGATTTTTACGTAAAAGAGATGCTGTGTTTACAACCAAACACTATTGGAAACTTTACAGTGCGGCAGTAGTACTTCATGCATTGATTAATCCTTGGTTGGTTGTGTGGATGGCATTTAATTTTACTCATGCATGGTTCTTTTTGACTTATCTAAACTATTTTGGCCACAATGGTAAAGAAGCAGAACCAACTACTATTGATTTTATAAGCAATATGATCATGTGGGGAGAAGGATATCACGATAATCATCATGATGATGTTAGTAGATTAATACTTGGTCCATGGGATGTGGGTGGAAAATACGTGGTACCTTTATTAAGAAAATGATTGCATGTGCATTATAATACATATATAATAATGCAGAAGGATGAAGACAATGGAAACAAGAACAAAATATCAATTACCAAGTGTAGCACCTATTCCAGGTATTAAATTTGACATTGAAAAACTTAGACAAGAAGTAAAACGTTTGAATGAAGAATGGGTTAATGTGTATCAGGCAAACAGAGGTCTGTGTGCTGTACATGAAGATCTTGCTTCAGATAACTATCATCATTTTGATCAAATCAATTTAACTTACTACGAACAATCTTTAAATGATGTATTGGATTTAACACAATTAAGAGAAGAATGTAAGATTACAGCAAACAGCGAGTCGTTGGGAGTATCAAAGACACAAAAGTACAGAACAAAAACTCGTAGACTTGAAGGGTTACCGGCGCCAATGAATGAACACAATTGGCATCATCCTTTACCAATTTATCAAAATTCTTATCTAAAAGAAGCAATTGAAGGGCAATTTAATGCAACGCCTATCAGAGTTAGACTGTCAAGAATTAGAGCAGGCAAATATCTCACTCCTCACATTGACTATGGTCCTGAATATGCAATAAGAATTATTGTGCCAATTCAAGGTACAGAAAATGTTTATAACAAAATATGGCGTAGAGGTGTAGAAGAAGAATATCAAATGCCATCTGATGGTTCAGCATACTTTTTAAACGTTGGACTAAAACACTCAGTTGAACATAGAGGCACTGAAGATAGAATTGCATTGATGTTTTCACTGCCAACACAAGAAGATATTCAAACACTTGAAACTGTAAAATAAGGAAACAGCATGATAACACCTTTTAAGAGTACAGAAAACATATTAGAAGTATCTGATCAGAGATTAAAAGAAATTGCAACGCAAATTCAAAAACAAGGTGTTGCTGTTTTTTATGATCAAAAATTTACTGAATCACAGATTGTTTTGATGCAGAAACGGTTTGGCGATTGTGAAGCGCCTGGTTTGTTTATGAATCCGAAAGATCATCCAGAACTGTTTTTAGTAACAGGTAAACGTGACAAAGACGGAAACAAAATTGGTATGTTTGGAGATACTGAATTAGGTTGGCATTCAAATGGTAATTCGAGACACTTGATTGATAAAATTTTAATCAGTTTATATTGTGTCAAAGAAGATATTAATACCACACTCAGTGTGTGTCATACCAGTATGCCATTTTATGACTTGTCTAAAGATGAACAAGAGTATTGGAAATCAATTAATATTAGACTAAAATTCAAAAATAATACCATATACGATTTGGAAGATGATGATCCTGAACTAGAGTTTATGAGCAAAAACAAAGGCAGTATTCGTAAATTGGTAGATCAGCATCCGCACACTGGAGAATATTATTTTTATTTTCCTTATCATTTTATCATAAAAGCCTGGGAAGATAAAAAATTAATTGATCATGAAAAAATGATTGAGCGTTTAAAACCAATAATCTTTAGATCAAAATATCAATATCATCATATTTTTAAAGAAGGTGATTTGTTAATGATGGATCAATTTACAAGTTTACATCGTAGAACACCAGTTCTAGACAATAATAGATTGCTATGGAGACTAGCAAGTGATTATGCAAAGATTGGAGAATAATAATGAATCATAATATCGAGCATTATGTTTACAAAGCAAAATTTATTGATGACGACGTTTGTGATGAAGTTCGAAACATGCTTGATGATGAAAGCACATGGAAAGCATTTCCTAAAGATGAAGTAAATGCTTATGAAGATACTAAAAAACAAACTGACGGACTTGCAGGGTCAACTTTAAGTGTTGACTGGAATGATCTGTTTAACAACAAAGATTTTACCGGGCTAGAAGAAAATTACAGTTTAGCTCTATTACAAAATCAAAAAACATTAGAAAAAGTAAGATCTAGTTTAAAAACTGGTTTAGATTATTATGTAAAAGAACATTTAAAAGACTTACCATGGTATGATTATTACAGAGGTTTTACTGATCCTAAGTTTATAAAATATCATCAAACCAATGATATGACTGAACACTGTGATCATGTAAGACATGTGTTTGATGGTAAAAGAAAAGGTATACCAACAGTTTCAATGGTAGGAAGTTTAAGTGGTGATTACGAAGGTGGTTATTTAAGATTTTGGGATAAAGAAAACTACTACTTAGATAAAGGTGAAGTTATATTCTTTCCTAGTAATTTTTTGTATCCTCATAGAGTTACAGAAATAACCAAAGGAGTAAGATACACATTTGTAAGTTGGGTATGGTAAATTATTAATGCCAACATATTATAAAATTATAAAAACTGACATTGATATACCAAATCTAGTTGATAGACTAGATACACTGTATCCTTTAGACACTTATGATCTTGATCAGTCGCAGGTTTCTGATTATACTTCATTTCCACTATCTCCCACATATCATAAAAATATTTTAGACTTGCCAACTGATATAAAAGACATTTTTGAAAAATATGTAAATTGTACATTTATGGATTACTTTTTTTTATGGGATTGGCGTAAGTCAACAACAGTGTTAGAACCTCATATTGATCCGGTAAAAAAACAAAGTTTTGATAATGTTACTGCTAGAATATGTGCATTTATCAACTTAGAAGGAGATTTTAATTTACGTTTTCATGACACAGCAGGAAAAGTATTTGATGAAGTTGTTTACACTACCGGAGATATAATAGTTTTAAATAACACTCAAATATCACATTCTGGAAATCTACTATCAAAAGGTAACAAAAGAGCCATAACAGGCTATCCAAATATACCACAAAATCGAATTGAACAAAAAGATATTCCAGTGATTTCTATTGATGAGGTTTGCTCTGTATGACAAAAAATATTTTATGGCCTGAGTATCAAGGTAAACCGGTTACTTGGAAAGTTAAAATGAAAAAAGAATATCTTGTAGAAGATATGAACTATTTAGATTCAATGGTAGCAAGGCCAATTTTTAATAAACAAGCAGATATAATTGTTGATAACAACTGTACAGGTATTGTTGATATTGGTTGTAGAATGGGCATGGTAAATCATTTAATTTACAAAAGAGGTTATAAAAATTATAATTATATGGGTTTTGATACTTCACCTTTGCCAATTGCAAAAGCAGTACAAGATTGGAAGGATCATTCTAATGTAGAATATCGTGTAGGAACATGGAATGATGAACAAGTGCTAAAAGTTAATTTTGCAGTTGACACACTAATTATGAGTGGAGTATTGATTTACTGTCAGCCATGTCATGAAGAATTTTATGCTGAGTCAGGATATCATACAGACTTGTTTGATAGACTTGTAGATTATTACAAACCAAAAAGAGTTATTATACAAGAAACGTTAAAAGAACAGACTCATGTACACAAAGACAATGCACATGAAACAATTGATCTTACTTATTATAAAAATTTTGATCATGACTGGTATGAGTTTGATTTAGATATGTGGTTAGGTCACAGAGTTGTTATGGATGTTAGGATATAGCAATGACAAAAACAATCGCATTAAGTGGCAGTGCCTCACCTGACAGCATCAATTATAGAGGATTACAATTACTAAGCAAACACTGTGTATTTGATGTAGACAGTTTGGCGAACTATGACATACCGGTAATAAACTCAAATGCATCAGATGGGGTAGTACCACAAGAAGTAGATAAACTTATTACAAAGTTATACGAATACAATCAGTTTGTGTTTGCTGTACCAGAAATGACTGGACAAATGGGTGCCGCATTTAAAAACTTTTTAGACTGGTTAGTAGTAAAAGGTTATATGAATTCTAACTTAGGTACACAGTATCCTTTCAGTAACTGTGTAACATTGTTGTTGACTTTTACACCAAGTTTTAAAGAAGGTGGTAACAGGCATTTTCCTGCAACAAAAGAAATCCTAGTCAAACTTGGTGCTAATGTTGTTTATACAAAATGTTTTAATAACAGTTGGAAAAATGTAGTACCAGACAATGAAGAGTTTTACAAGCAAGATGCAGAAATTATACAGCGTTATTTGTCATATGACAACAGCACAAGTAATAAGTGGCAACAAAAATATATTGATTGGAATAACAAATGGAAAAACTTGAAGTAAAAGTTTACGATATTAGTTATAAAAATCAAATTGAAGAGTTTAGAGAACAGACCTTTTTAGAAGGCAATGAAAGTCTTGCGTATGACAAGTATGATCCAGACAACCCAGACATAAAAACCTGGATGGTATTTGCTGGCAACAAGTTAATATCAATTTCAGCAGTAGAGCCATCGCACTACACTGGAGATGAAGATGTTGCGGCCAGAGTTTGTCGTTATCATATATTAAAGCCATGGCGTCATACACACTGCGGGCTTATGGTTGCTGATCATCAAATTGCTTGGGCAAGAGAACACGGATATAAAATACTGTACATCACAGTAGATGTTAAAAACAGAGCCATTAACGCATTGTATCAACGTAAGAAAAAAATGATTGATCCTGCTTTCAAAAAATGGACACAAACAGAGTGGTACACAAATCTAAAACTAGAACCAGATTGCTTATTTAAAGTTTCACCAAAAGCAGATTACTTGCAGTATTTTTACAGTATCAATTTACAAGATCAAAATTACAAATGGAAACCAAAGAAAAATGTTGTCTATTATCAGCACAATGGAAAACAACTTGATTCACAATTGGCACTAAAAGAAGGAAACATAATTCACTAAAATGATTGATATTACAAATAAAGATTTTGGTGTAAGTAAAGCCATTCATTCGCCAATTGATAAGCAAATAACTGCAAATTTAACCAACAAACTAAGTGATTATGTACAAAGCACTGATCAAAGCAATATATCTATTGAAAAAAGAAAAAACAAATTATGGGAAGTATGCCAACAGCAAGTGAGAAAATACTTAGAACCTGTAGTAGATCTAAGTGAATTTAAATATGCTTATCCAACAAATGGAATACATGAAAGTATTGATTGTTTTCTTGCAAAAACAAAACATTACCAGGTGTTTACTGGAGAATACAGATATCCTACTATATTAAAGCAACCAAATCATGTTGCTGATAATGTAATAGATCTAATACCTCATATGCCATTGTATATGAGCAATCCTTTTAGTGCTACAGGTAACTTTGATAAAAGATATGATGAAGTTGGTATAAGACTGCAATGTCCAATTTATTTAGATTTAGCATTTGTTGGAACAACAGCTGAGCACAAGATTGAGATGTATGAAAATGTTCAGCAGGTTTTTTGGAGTTGTTCTAAACCATATGGTTTAAATTTACTTAGATCTGGTATTCGTTTTTCTAGAAAAGAAGAACCTTTACAAAAAGAAATTCAAGGTGCTGGATACTTTAATCCTGCCATTATTGATGTATTCAATCAAGTAACACAACACAGCTCAGTTTTTGCTAAAAGTCAACAATATAAAAGCGTACAAGAAAAAATATGCAAACAGTTTGATTTAGTACCTAGTGATTCTTGTTTAGTTGCTACAACACAGAACAAAGAATGGGATAGATTCAAACGAGAAAATGGTGTTAATAGAGTTTGTTTAACGCCAGCATACGAAATTATTTTAAATAAATAACTATAATGAATGCTATAACATTAAAATTTGAATCACCATTGTCAGAAGAATCACTTGAAAGTTTGTTTGACACACTAGCAACAATTCTACCTTCGGATTTGTATACTGAAAACAAAGTTATCACATCAGATGGTGTAGAAACTGACTATAATGTGTCTTATCATGAATCTATGGGTTACCATTGCTATCAAATGCCAATCACAAGAGAACTGTCAATACAAGAAGGTAAAACTGTGTATGAAACACTTGATAAGGCAATTGATGGGGATTATTTTTTAGAAATGACAGCTCAAGCATCTGAACTACAAAATCGCTATAAATTTAACAATTTTCAAGGTACTATCCAAGAAGGCGATTTAGATTAATTTGATCAATCACATATTGGCTAATTTTTTGGTGTTCGTCAATGCCGTCGTGTTGTAAGTCTCTACCTTTTTCGTCACAATAACAAAAAGTGCCATTGCTTATTATTAATGGTTGTTTTTCAAAAGCAAAAAGTTTGATATTTTTTTCTTTACATAACAGTTTTAATAACAAGTAATAGCTTGTTGCCCACCAGTTATAATTTACTTCGTTTTCAACTATTTCAAGTAGTGTTAGGTTATCTCTTATTTTATTTCTCTGATATGTTGAAAATAACAATTTATTTGATTTTTTTATTTTTCTAACATGTTTTCTTGTTATAGTGTTAATGCTTATATAGTCTTTGTTTTTATTTTTCCAAGAAAATCTTTCAATAGGAGGACTTAATACAATTAGACATTTTGGTTTTATAGTATCAATCCATGAAAAAACTCGTTGTACCATATGACTCCAATCACTTCCGTTTACTGCTAAATTATGATAATTAGCACTTATTTGATTAGCGACCATATATGGCCATGATTTTTCCAAAGGCACTCCTTCGCCAAATGTCATACTACAGCCAGCAAATGCTATATCACAAGACTGGTTAAAACTGTCACTTCGATATCCGTACTCGTTGAATTTATATGTTATATTGTTTTCTGTCCACCCAAGATCATCAAGCAGTTTTTTAGTATCTGAATTACTTATATTTTCTTCCCAGCGATCTTGATTGTCACCGGCACTCCAATTAGATGTGCAATTTTGATAAGTTTCATCGCCTTCTTTCCAAATTTCTTTAGTAGAATCTTTTATTTCAAATGTTTTATAAGTTATATTTTTTTTATGCATAATTGAACTTGACTAATTTTAAAATAGTGTTATAATATTTATATGACTCAGCATATTATGATTGATTTGGAAACTCTTGGCACCACCATTGATTCTAACGTTCTCACAATTGGAGCATTAAAGTTTGACACTCGTGCTGATTACAGAGACTGGCAATGGGGTAATTTTCCAATCTCTCAAGTATTTTATCGTAGAATTGATCCTGAATCGGGCTCAGCAATTGGATTAAAGATTGATGATGACACACTGGCATGGTGGGCTCAGCAAAATGATGATGTCAAAGCAGAAGCATTTTCTGAACAAGAACGATATCCAATTGAACAAGTGATGACAGATTTTTACAAGTTCTGTTTGCCTGGAAAATATTTCTGGGCACAAGGAGTAGCATTTGACACTGTGATATGTGAACAGATTTTTAAAAGATTAAACAAAGGTGCACCATGGATGTTTTATAATTTAAGAGATACTAGAACCATATTTGATTTAGCAGATCCCGAAATGCCAAAAGCACAACACCATCATGCACTATTTGATTGTTGGCGACAAACAGTTGGAGTACAAAATGTCTACAGAAAAATCCTCAGTAATTAAACGTATTGGTTTCTGCTGTAAGTGGATCAATGACGTTTCTGAATCCAAAGGCATGAAGATAAATGCCAAAGACAGAGAACTCAATGGTAGATCAACCACAATGCGTTGGCTTAGAGAACATCCTAATGATGCTGAGCAACGTCAATGGGATATTATGAATCACAATGCAACTGCGGCTCGTAAAATGGTTGAGCGGGTTGGATCACTACCACCTGAACGTAGAATGGTTAGATTAGGTTCAGAAATGCTACAAGGTTATACTGAACCTAATTGGATTGATTGGTGGCAACAGCCAAACATTCAAGATCATTTAGCAAAGATTTTTGCACCAGTAGGTGAAACAGCAAGACATTTAGATGTCAAAGTGAGTTTTCATCCTGGTCAGTTTTGTGTATTGGCCAGTGCTACACCTGAAATTGTTGAACGCAGTATTCTTGAATTTGAATATCATGCAGACATGGCCAGATGGATGGGATTTGGTAAAACATTTCAAGATGGCTGTAAACTGAATGTACACATTTCGGGCAAACAAGGTCCTGAAGGTATTCGTAAAGTACTACCTAGATTGAGTCCTGAAGCACGTAATCTTATCACAATTGAAAATGATGAAATGGGCTGGGGTCTTGAAAGCACACTTGAACTTGCTAATGATCTTGCATTGGTGTTAGATATACATCATCACTGGATTAGAGCTGAAGAATACATTGATCCTACAGATGACAGAGTCAAAAGAGTAATTGATTCATGGCGAGGACAACGTCCATCGTTGCATTATTCTTACAGCAGAGACGAAGCACTTGCACCAGCAGAACTTGGCAACAGGTTACACAATGAAATGTATAACATGCGTGAACTACTTGATCGAGGCTGTAAAAAGCAAAAACTAAGAGCACACAGTGATCTATTACCTAACAAAGCAGTTAACGATTGGGCTTTGAGTTTTGGTGAAAATTTTGATATACAAACAGAAACAAAATGCAAAAATATATCAGCAGAACAGTTGTATGAGCAATACCTTACTTATAATAAATAACATTATAAGAGACAAGGACATACATGAAAGCCACTGATTTAAACACAGCAGTTTTTACATTTGGTAGAATGAACCCACCTACTGTGGGTCATGCTAAACTTGTTGACATGATCAAACGTCAACCAGGAAAACCTTATGTGTTTTTGAGCCATACACAAAAACCAAAGACTGACCCTTTATCATTTCAGCAAAAACTCAAATATGCTAAACAGAGTTTTACAGGAGTGCAGATAGGAGATCCGGGCGTTACTAATATAATAGGAGCATTGCAAGCCTTAGAAAAAAAAGGCTATTCGCATGTGATAATGGTTGTCGGATCAGATAGAGTTGGACAGTTTCAAGAATTTTTACCAAAATACAACGGAAAAGATTTTAAATTTGATAGTATCAAAGTAGTCAGTGCTGGAGAAAGAGATCCTGATGCAGAAGGTGTTGCTGGTATGAGTGCAAGTAAACTAAAGAAACTTGCCGCTGAAGGAAAATTTGAAGATTGGAAAGACAAAAATGGTAAAACACAGCCAGGCTTTAAAAGAGGTGTTGTTGATCAAAGTTCTGCTAAAGAAATGTACAACGATGTTAGAGCTGGTATGGGTATAACAGAAGTTTTAGGATTTGCTACAACACGACCTAAAACTTACACAGTTAAAAAACGTCCACCAGAAAAAATTGAACCAAATCTAAATCAAAAAGTCAAAGACAGATTACAGCAATATAGAAAAACAGGCTCTTGGGATAAAAATCCTGAAACAGTAAAAGAAGATATACAGAACAAGCCATTGGTTTATGTTGACATGGATGGTGTTATTGCTGACTTTTTTTCTGCTCTTGCAAAGTTTAGAGGTGTAGACCATTGGAAAGCACCAGGCGGCAAATTTGATGTTGAAGACAGTATCACAGCAATTGCCGGCACTGATTTCTTTTCTACACTACCAGTATTTCCTACAGCCAATCAATTGATTTCCGCAGTGAAATCTTTTACCGGTGGCACATGGAACATATGCAGTTCTCCGCTGAGAAATGATCATGAAAATTCCAAAAAGCATAAAATTGCTTGGCTCAAAGAGCACGGGTTTGATCCTAAAGATATTATTATCACAGGCAGAAAAGAAAGTTATGCTAAAGATAAAACCACCGGAGCACCAAATATATTAATAGATGACAAACCAAGCAACATAGAAAGATGGCAAGCCAAAAATGGTATTGGCATAAGATATCAAGCAAATCAAGATTCAGTTTCAAAAATTTCTACAGCATTAAAACTGGTTCAGCAATACATGGAAAAACACAACGAGTGGACACCTGAACTAGTTGCCAAAGTTAACCAAGCAGTCAACACAGGCACTATGGTTGAGCATGGTGGCAGAGTTGTTAAAGGAATTAACACCACAGTAGATGTAGGTGTTGATGCTATCAAAAAACAATCAGCAAAAATGGGATTCAATGTAACCAAAGATGGTGTACCACCAAAGTTACAAAGTGGACAAAAAACAAAAAAGTTAATCAATGTGCTAGAATCAGATGAGTTAAAATTTCAAAACCAAGATGGAAAATTAAGTTTGACAACATTGCCAGGAACTAAAAAGTGGCAAAAAATGAAAAAGAATTCAAAACCAGGCACACTAGACTGGTTTAAAACTTGGAAAACTTTACCTTTATTAACCAAAGGCAGAAAAAATCATTATATGCCTCCGGTCAAAGAAAGACTAGAAGCAATACAACACAATTTAGAATTGCTTGAAAAATGGAGCAAAAAATACAAAGATGCTATTAACTGTAGCAACCCAAAAGGTTTTTCACAAAAAGCACACTGCTCCGGTAGAAAAAAATGAGATTTGCTGAGCTAGTAGAAAACTTTGCTGACGGTAAAGTAAAAGGCAAAAGCAGACCAGGGCGTGTAAAACGTGCAGGTGCCAGTTGCAAAGGATCAGTTACAAGTTTGAGAACAAAAGCAAAAAAATCCAGTGGTGAACGTGCTAAAATGTATCATTGGTGTGCTAACATGAAAAGTGGTAGACAGTCTAAATAAATAAGTTTATTATTAAACATAATACATAATAACGGATAATAATAATGAATAATAACTGTGTTTGGCTAACAAATGGCCTATATATAAGTCCTAAAGATAAAGAAGGCAAAATTTCCAATATCAAAAGTTGTTGCCGGGCCAAGCATGATAAGATTTCTTTCCATAGTTTAGAACAAGATCAATATTTACAAAATTTAAGTATTAGTTCTGAGTTAATATCAGAACATGTTTCAAAGTTAAATGAACAAAAATATAATTATCAAAAATTGAAAGACAGTGTCTGCAGAATTTGTGCCAGTGAAGAAAAATCTCAAAAAAGAAGTATGAGAATTGGTAGTAATAGTTTATATGGTAATAAAATAAAACAACCAGGTAAAATACAACTTTTAGGTATTGCTTTTGGAAATTTTTGTAATTTTAAATGTAGATACTGTGTTCCAAAATTCAGCACATCTTGGAACAAAGATATTCCTGAAATGGAAAAATTTAAAAATCAACCAGTATATAATTTGTTTGACTACTACGGATACTCTACATTTAAAATGAATGAGTTTGATACTTTTAACTATGAGAAGTGGGTTATTGGACAACTTGAAAAACAAGATTTAACTGACTTGCTTGAAGTAGGAGTTTTTGGTGGAGAGCCATTTATGATGAGACATTGGGAGCAGTTTATTGAACTATTACATGAAAAATCTACATTGTCTAATATAAAAATAGAAATAAGTACCAATGCTAGTGTTATTCCTAATAAAAGAATTGTTGAACTTTTATCTAGATTTAAAGAAGTTGAATTGAGAATAAGTGTAGAAGCTGTAGATAAATTAGCAGAATATGTTAGAACAGGATTAAATTGGAATACTTTACAAAAAAATATAAAAAAATGGCAAGAAATTGCTAAAGAACATTCTAACATATGGACTAGAATACATATGGCAAATAATGTCTATAACATTAATAAAGTTTTAGATTTTGAAGAATGGCTATTAGATATGAACTTAAATCATAATGTTGTTGTTGCATATGTTTATGATCCAGAAATTTTAGATCCTAGAAATTGTTTAACTAAACCACAATTAACTGAATGTATTAAAAGAATTCAAAGTTCAAAAATTCCACAGATAAAAAAAGAGTTAGTTGGTATTTTAGAAAATGTATCTGCAGATAGTCAAAGTCAAAAAAAATTTCAAAACAAGTTAACACAGTTTACAACTGCTATGGATAAGATTAGAAATACAAAACTAAAAGATGTAAATTTAGAACTTTGGGAGTGGATTAATGAGTAAGTTTTGTCCTTATGCTACAGGATCCTTAAATGTAAAACATAATAGACCGGCATTGTGTTTTAAAAGTAAAAATAAAAATTTTGTTAAAGAATATGACACAATTTATGATTTGTTAAATAATCCACCAATGAATCAAACAAGATTAGATCTTGCAAGTGGCAAATGGCCAAAGGATGACAACTGTTTATCATGTATTAGCAATGAAAAGATTAGCGGAAAATCAGCAAGGACACGAGCAATTGAAGGACTTTCTGAAACTACTACCAATTGGTTAAAAAACAATATGAATCCAGACGGAAGTATAAAAAATATTATAAATTTAGAGTTAAGATTTAGAAGCAGTTGCAATTTAGCATGTAGACATTGTAGTTCTGAATACAGCACTCAATGGAGTAATATTATTGATAAATTAGGCGAAAATCCTTATTATAGTCATGATGACTCGAATGATATATCACTTTCAAAAAAAATATCAATTAGTGATTGGATAGAATTTATAAAAGAACAGATTGATGCAGATATTTTTAAGCAAGATTCTGATCTTTTATTTTATTTAGAATTTACTGGCGGAGAACCTTTCTTTCAAAAAGAGCTTTATCAATTTCTTGAGCAAATAGATCAATACCCTGAGTATAAAAAAAGAATTGAGTTTTCGGTAACAACAAATGGTATAATAACAAATCGTTTTAAAAATTATGATTTAAAAAAACTATTATCAGGGTTTGGAAAGTTGTGGTTATGTTTGAGTTTAGATGCTAGTGAAAACTTTTATGAATATTTTCGACAGAATGGTAACTGGGAACAAGCAACTACTGGAGTAATTGCTCTTTCTCATGCTATACCAGATACTCGGATAAGTTTTAGTGTTTCACCAACGGTGTTTCAGTGTTTACGTGCAGACGACATATATAAAGATTTTGCTAAAATACTAAAAAGACCGTTAAAGAAAAGAGATATTATTATTAGTGATATATACACACCATATTATTTAAGACTAGATAATGCACACCCAGAACTTAAAAAAGTTCTAATAAAACGGTTAGAAAAATCAAAAATCAAACATAATGATCCAGCTTTTGATAATTTAGTAGATCTATCAATAAAACAATTATCTCAACCCGGAGATATAAATGAATGGATCGCTTTTTGTGATATGACCAGTCGTTTAGATAAAATACACAATAAAAATGTATTTGATTATTTTCCAGAGCTAAGAGAATACTGGATATCATAAATAGTATTATGAAACTTGTAGAATTATTATCAGAGAAAAAATCTCCAAAACCTACCAATCCTTCGAAGTGGAGTTATTATAAATCTCAAGCCAAAAAAAAGTTTGATGTATATCCTTCGGCTTATGCCAATGCATGGGCGGCCAAGCAGTATAAAAAAGCCGGCGGCGGATGGCGTATGAGCAAAGAAGCTGTTGAAGGTTTACAATGGCACTTTGACAATGAAGTGCCACTAAGAGAAACAGTATATAGATCAGGTTCAACTGCATTTTTTGAAATGTTCAATCTAGCCAGAGACATGTACAATGCTGGTGAACTAGATGTTGATTGGCAAGATGCAGAACTGCTAGAAACTGATTTGGGTGCAATAGTAAAAACTGCTGAAGGTGAATTGCCTTTGGATTTGCCTTTTGTTGTTGAAGAAAAAGAAACATGGTACAAAGATGGTGTAGAAATGTGTTCAAAAGAATGTTGCGGTGCACCAGTCAAAGACTGTGAATGTGGTCCTGATTGCAAACACTGTGATTGCTACAACAAAAACAAACAGGTCAAAGAAGCAGAGTATCAAGGCAAAAAAGTAGAATTAAACAAGCCAAAACGTGGTGGTAGTAAAAAGTTTTATGTGTATGTAAAAAATCCCAAAACAGGCAAAATCAAAAAAGTCAGTTGGGGAGATACTACAGGATTAAAAACCAAAACTGGTAACAAAGGTGCAGTAGCAAGTTTTGTTGCTAGACACAAGTGCAAACAAAAAAATGACAAAACCAAAGCAGGTTACTGGGCTTGTCGTACACCAAGATATAAAAGTCTAGGCGTCAAAGGTGGCCAGTGGTGGTAAAACCTTACACAGATAAAAAATTAGCCAAAGGTATTATTAGACGTGTGTTTTCAGAATCAGTTGAATCACAAGAACTAGTATGGCACAGAGACAGAGAACACAGACAAGTTTTAGTAGTAGAAGGTAAAAATTGGTTGATACAGTTTGACAATCAACTGCCAACTTCACTGAAAGAAGGTGATACAGTTGAAATACCAGCCAACACTTATCACAGAATAATTAAAGGAACATCGCCTTTGATAGTTGAGATAAAGGAAGGAACCAATAATGAATAATAAACAACTCACTGAACAAGCTGACAAAACGATTAAACTTGATATGGATCAAGTGATTCAAGCACTAGCAAACTATCTAGCTGATGAAAATCTGATTGATGATTTTGAAACTGAAGGTTCTATGACTTATAAAATGAACAACGATGCTAGTATCACAGTAGAATTACATTTTAGCAAACCCACAATGCAATAATAAATACTTGTATGCGTTTATACGAGTTGACAGAAGAATACAAAGGTGGCCTGCGAAAATGGTTTGACCAAAAAT